CATCCCCATGGATAGTGGGTTTCATTCAGCGGAAGAAAGACAGCGATATAAAGAAACAGGGCAAGCCACTCCGTATATTAAGAGAGCAATAAAAACCGGTATTTGCCAACGACTATCAAAGAAGCAACGCGCAGCGACACCGATACCGTTCCGGGACCTGTTGCTAGACATGGCTCGACAAGCCACCCCCACCGTACCAGCCTCTGGGGGTGTGGGATGACGGACCAACGCCCCATTTACCGGTTTTCAAGCGTCTCTGACGTTCTGCTGGCGCATCGGCGCGGTAAGGGTCAAAGAGAGTTGGCACGGGAGATTGGCTGCTCTCCGACAACAGTACTGCGCATTTTACGTGGCGATGCGCCTGACCCAAAGACATCTGACAAGATTCTGGAATGGGCCGGATACGAAATGTGTTTTGTGCGGAAGCACCCCACCACCCCTAGAGATGGATTTCATACAAAAGTGGCCCACTCAGGAACCCTACAAGACTGGATAGACGCCCGCGTTGCGAGGCAAGGGAATTGTTAGCTCAACCGGGACACTAATCCCTGTAGCAGCCCAACAACTAGAATGGTTGTCGCAATAGAGAAAAATAGTTGCTTCTGCCACGGAAGGTCTTGGAACCAATCAACCAGGGAGTCTAAGTATTCGACAAATGTCTGTTTCATTTTTTCTTTCCGTTCATTACCTGCTGAAATTTACTCACGCCAAATGCGGCGGATATAGCCACACCAAGCGCGGCTTTGTACCAATCGGGCATGGTTTCCAAGACAGCGAAGCCCTGGGCTATGTGCGCCGACATTGAGGGTAGAAAAACGAGAACGGCGGGGATGGCTAGGACGATTGTCCAAAACTCATCTTTCCAAGAGTTCTTAGAGCCCTCTGCCATGAGCTGATCCCAGTTAATATCTGCCGTTTGTTGAGTTGTGATTAACTTCTGCTTTGCAAGGGCGATTGCTTTATTCAGTTCGCGCTTGTGTTGGAAGTGGTCTTTGATACCGCCAAATATCTCGCCAACCAAGCCGCCGCCGCTAAGGACAGATTTAACAAGGCCCCACATATTTATTCCTCAATCCAATGTTTGATGGTGTCCATTGTGTATTCGGTGAAGTCTTCGTTAGTGCTGGGGAATTTCCAAGCCACGTACTCTTTGTTTTCATCCCAGGCGATAATCAGATAGCCTGTATGTTCTTGAATCTCGTAGGCCACTTCCGCCGCAGTGCTGATTAACTCGTTTTGAGCATCAGTCCTGTGTGATTTATGTATCGCCAGAATTGTCGCCTTTTGATCTCTCATACTGTGTATGCGCCCCTTGTAAAAACGCGCTGTGTAATGCGAAGTAAAAGAAGTTTTTGTTTGCAGGGTCGAGCTTATGAGCCTGTCGTTTCCATAGGCTCACCTGGCCTTCTGAGGGCTTCGGTGGATTACAGATCGGGTCAACCATTCAACGCTGACATTGGGATGTTGTTGTATCCCTCTATATGGCCGTGTTGTATCAGCAGGTCGTAGATGCCATATGACCAACCGGTCGTAGAGTGCTTGGCGTAATTCTCAATAAATCCATCGGGCAAAGCACAGCCAAGGTTTAAGACCGTGACGTGGTTGTTCTCACCAATCTTAGGCATGCGAACAACACGGCTCCGGTGCGAGTGACCTATTACAACGTCAAACTGTGAGTCGTTGGCGATGGTGTTTTCAGCGTTCTTGCCGCCGTAGGTCTTACCCATGGCATTTAAGGCTGCATGAACAAAACCAACCCCGCCGTATTTCTGGATAAATCCATAGGGACTAACACCCCAGCCATGGGCTCTGAATATGTCTATGAGCTTGGCGTGCATCGTGCCATGGGTCTCAGGGTGGTTATTCTCGAAAATAGAGGCCCTACGCTCGTGGTTGCCCTCTGTCATGTGCAACTCAGGCCCGGATACGTTCATGGCCCCCAGGGCCTCGCTTAAGGACTCTACGTCCTCTTTGAACGTTGGTTTAAACTTACCCTTCCACGTCTCATTACCGTCGTGAGCGTTAAGACTATCAAGTGTGGCAAAGTCGCCGATCTGTAGAACCACGTCCGGCTTGGTCTTGCGTATGTGTGCGCCGATCCATTCGAAACGCTCTTTGTTTGGAATGTGTGGGGAGTCGTGCGCATCCCCAATAGCACAGATGCGGATTTTCTCTTTTGAACCACCATCCACCCTAACTGAGTAGCGCGGCTTAACAATCGCCGGGGCTTGGGTAATATGAATCTGTTTTGCGTCTAACTGAGTTTGGAGGACTTTTATTTGGGCTCTCAGGTCGTCCTCTGTGGCGTGGGCCTGTGCTATTACCCCAGAGGAAGGCGTGAAGCCGCGTCGTTTTGCCTCATCTAACCGATGTTTGTAGGTCGCAATTGGTAAGCTGAGTTCTCTAGCCGCTGCGGCTTTGTTGTTGTGAATTGTAAAGGAGTCTAATGCTTTTTGGTATATATCGTCATTTAGTGGCTTCGGAGCCATTCCACAATCCCGGGTGAACACCCTTGCTGTTAATGGTGAGAACCATGTTTCTGTTAGCGCCATGGACGTAGGAACAATGAACCCAACCGCTTGTAGGGTCGGACGGGTGGTAGTGTTCTAAAATCAATTGATCAAACTCAAGGTTGGCCGAGACCCATTCGGCCACCTCTAAATTGGATACGCCGGGAATCTCAAAATCCACCGCCTCTGCCCTTACGTGCTGTGAATTGTCACCACTCTTTAAAACCCGGTTTAGATCGAGACAGCGATACCAAGACGACGGACTAAACGGGACGCCAAAGTAGTTTCTAACCGGCTCTAGGATGGTTTCAGCAACAGCCGAGAGCTTGGGCATGAGTTCGACAGGAGGAACGTTGTCGATGTCGTGTCTTGTGGCCACTTGTGATTTGTGGGTCTCTGCGAAGCTAAAATGCTCTGAAACCCTCACTCAACCACCTCAAAAGATATGTTTTTGGCTTTGCGCGTAACACCCCTGCCAGCCGCCTTTTGCAGTGTGTTTCGGAAATAGGTGTATCGGATTGATAGGTAGTAATTCCCAGGAAAAAGCGTTTTGGGAATAACCACTTGCTGCGTTATGTCGTAACAACCCGGCTGTACTTCAAAAGTTCTATCGGGAACCGGAAGAGCAACGCCGTCTATGTATTGCCCGCGCGTGACGCCGTATATCTGACCAAAGAAGCCTGTTTGTTCCTCTAGGATTGCGTCTCCCGCTTTAAAAAAGCCCCGCTCGCCTGTCTTTAACTCATCCACGAGCTGCTGAGGGTCGTCCAAGGAGACACAAAACGCCTTTCGGTAGTTAACGGCCTGCCCAGCCCTGACTTGGTGAATTGCCCCACCATTGTCGCGCGTAAAAAATTCATGCTCAAAAATAATCACAGCAGGGTATTCTCTGTCGTACTCAAGCGCCCAAAGCGCATAAACCCCACACCAAACAATGAAAGCGAAACAAGAGAGTGAGCAAAATATTGCGTAATGGTGAAACTTCGGGGCGTTAATCAAGGCTAAGCGCCTCATAAATAAACGCGCCCAACAACCCAGAGCCGGAGACAAGGAACCCAATCCAGAGAGCCCAAGAAAGATCAACCTTCCACTTTGCTGGTATCCCTGCGGCTTGACCGTCAATCTTTGCGTTAACAATTTGGAACCTCTCGTCATGTTGCTCTATTTTGAGCTCAACACGAATTACTCGGCCCTCTAATGAGTCAGACATAACAACCTATAAAATGTGAAAACCGCAGAAACCCTGGGGTCGCGGTGTTAATGGATTAGTAGTGCGGATTCCTGTGGTGGCTATTGGCCGTAGAGCGCAGAAGCGGCTGACTGTGCCGCTGCCTTTTTGCCCAATTCAGTTGCAAGACTCTCAATTTCGGATTGAGTGGCCTTTTTCATTAACGTCGATGCAAGCTTAGGGTCTAGCCAGGCATCAAGGATGAGCGTCTGAATCTCATCCTCTGGGATACGGTAGAGAAAGTTAAGTGGTGCTGTAAGTGTTCTCACCCATGAACTCTCGTTCAAAAGTTCTCCCGTTGCATCGCCTAAAACACGCCCAAGAACAGACGCAACACTCATGTTTTTAAATGTACTTGAACCCGGCTGGCGCACGTTAGCAGATGTAGGAGCCGCAGCCCTATCAAGGTCTGATGCAATTCGATCAAGCGTTGCAAGTTGGTTGTTTGTTTTTAACGTCCCGTCGCGTTGCGGAATAGACATCAACTTCCGCAGCTCTAGGCCACGGTCGAGGTTGTTTCTCAAAAGGTTCTGAAATTTAGCGTTTGAAATAACCGGATCGCCGGTTGCAGCATCAGAAGCGGTTAAGACCGCTTTTTCACGAATTGTCTGGATAGCTTTAAGTTGGTCCAACGGAACGCTGCGCTGGGAGTATAACTTGAGATAGTCTTGGTATCCTGGGGCGGCTGACTCAATAAGGTTGTCAACTTCTTTGATGACCTCTGAAAGCTCACGCTTTGCAAGTTTGAGGTCTGAACGGTCTCCTGAGAGTTTGCCGTCTCGGGCGAACGCCAAATCTTTTCTAATTGAGTAGAGATTTTCAACATCAGTGATGTCTACCCGTTCTTGCTTGAGCAGACCCTCGGCAAAGTCTAGAGCCTTTTGTACGCTCTGACGTGCGCCCGCCGTAGAATAGCGTATATCCTCAATTTTGCGAAGGGCTGGATTGTTCGCGGGTTCCCTGCCTATCTCCAACGGCTTTTTACCCTTGAAAGCAACCTCTGCAATGGTCTCATACGTTGAATCACGCTTTTGTGTCGCCTTTGCAAGGGTGGCCTCATCCCTAGCTATATTGTCAAGTTGTGTTGTGCGGGCCGTGTTTTGCTCTGATAAACGCTCACCAATACGGTTACGGGTATCAAGGCTTCTCACTGTCTGATCAGCACCCGCTAAACCCGCATCACCGCTTGCCTGCCCAACTGTAGGGGCGGAGCCGGGAATTATTTGGTCTGCTTTAGCAAGCCGATTTGCCGCTTCCTCTGGATTTGTCGCCAGGCGGTTTAATGCCTTGCCTGCCAAGACCTCACGGCCCGGTGCTGTGAATGGTTTTACCGCTTGAACAGCACCGCCCGCCGTTCTCGCCGCGCCTGTCATGCCCGTACCAGGGGTAATAGAGCCAACCACACCAATAGCGGTTAAAGCAGCCGGGTCTTCTATGCCTGCGGCCCGCGCGCCTTCTGTAGCACCCGCACCCGATATAGCGCCCGCCGTTTGAAGCATGGGGGCGTCCGCAAGAAAATCAACCGCAGACGAAACCATACGCGGCGCTGACTTCGCAGCCCGAGACAGCAGGTTAGCCAATCCCGCGCCTGTTGCTGCGCTAGAGCCAACATTAACGATGCGCTCTAAGCCTGTTTCGGGTTGTGGAAACCCAGCCGCGTTTAGTGTTCTACCCATAGCACCGCTGGCGCTTTCAAGCATGGGGATGTTCGCGCCCGTTAGTTTGTTGATACCGGTTGACCCAAGGTTGATGGCTGCGTTTGCAGCGTCACCCACAAGCATAGGGATAGCCGTTGCTCCCTCAATAAGGGTGCGACCTGTCAAACCAAGCTGCCGCTTAACATCCTGACCAAGCGAGCGCGTTTGTGGCTTTGGCGGGGAAGGTAGAACCTCGCCAGAATAAGGCTGGCCAGGATGGTTTTGTAGGACGGGTCCGTTATAAGGTGTGGGCATTAGTCCTCAACATACTGTTGACCGTTTTCAACAAAAACGCGATTACCTTCTGGGGTGAAGCCGACGTACTCACGTCCACCTGTGACCTCTCCTTGGTTCATGTCTTGATAAGCGCCACCACTAGAGAAAAGCATCGCGCGTTCCGCGTCTTGCCTCGCCATTGACTTTTGAGCAATAACGCCAGGTCCATCGCCAGCAATAGGAAAGTACTTCTTGATTTCCTGTTGCATTTCATCTGCACCAATAACCGCGCCTGATTCTTTTCTCAGGTTGGCTGTAACCCAGTTCTCTTGTGCTTGGTTGTAACGCTGTCTGTTATCATCAATGAGTTTGTTGCCGATAATCGGAACCCCACCCATGAATTGAGGCATATAGGCCGCAGGATCAAAATTCGGGTCTCTCTCTATTTCGTTAAGTATAGATTTCGCGTTCATCATACGCGTACCAAACCCAGCGGATTTGTATTGGTCGGCTGTGTAAGTTTTTGGTCCAGACTGCTTTAATCCACCAACCCTCACATATTCGCCCTTACTGGCATCCCACCTAGCTTTCTGTTCCTGGCCCGTTTCTTCATCAAAAAGGACTTCAAGGCCAGGCGCCGTGTCTTCATATGGGACCGCGCCGCTTGCAAGCATGCGATCCACCAAGGGGTCGCCTTTGCGGAGATAACGCGGCTTGCGCTCACCCGGAACCATTAACCCTATAACGTCACCATCAGGCGTTTGTGGCACCTCTGGAAACACTTGCTTCGCCACAAGACTCGCCGCCTCGCCAATTGGCAAAGCCTCTAGCGTGCGGCGCTGTAGCATTGCCTGACGCCCCTGTGGGCTGTTCATTGGGGCAGACCCGCGCAAACCGTCTGCATGTGGCATTGAGCGCCCTAAAATTGGATTAACAGCCTGCTCTTGTCCGTAGATTTCACGCACAAACCGCTTACTCTCGCTTTCGGGTTTCATAACTTGCTGTAAGGCAAAGTCATTCACCGCACCTTGCGCCGGGGTTAGGCTTTTCATGCGGGACATATTTTGCAGTGCGCCGATCTGGCGTTGTTCCTGACCTAAACGCGGCGCGGATTGTGCGTTAATCGGCAATGTTGTGTTAGCAAACCTCTCCACCCGGCCCATGTCGCTTGGACCGCCCGCAGCCCTACGCTGAAACTGCATAGGTCCTTGCAGACCAGACACATCAAGATTAATGCCATTTGACTTAACCATATCTGGATTGATGGCAAGATCTAGGTTGCGGTCAACCATGGCCTGGTCTTGCTTTTCAGCTTCCGCCCGTTTTTTGTTTCTGTTTCTCTCCATCAATGAGCCGCCGGCCAAGGATGCGAGAAAGAGAGCCAAAGGTGCTACCATGGCCTATTCTCCGCTGCTAAATCTACCAGAGGCGCTAAATCCGCTGCCCTTGGTCTTTGTCTTTATGTTGCCGTTCTCGTCGTATTGCTCATTAGCGAAGCCTTCCTCACCAAATAGCGAGGTTCCCAGTGCAAGGGCATCAAGTCCGTACTGCGCCCCGAGTGCGTCTAAGCCGGATTGGCTCAGGTTCATGTCGCCTATGCCAAATATGTTGTTAGTCATCGCGCCAACGGCGTTCATACGTGCAGCCTGGGCGTTATCAGCGGCTATGGAGTCAAACTTCTGCCTACTGTCCAAGAGGCTGTTGTTAAACGTCCCGACGTTGTAAGCGTCTCGCTGGTTTGCAAGAGAGGCGTTTAAGGATGACGCTTGGTTTGATTGGTTTGCAGTCAAGTCTCGGTTAGCATCCATCATGCCGTAACCGGCTGCCGTGTCGAAGGCGTTGGATCTAATGCCAGCAGAGAGCGAACCTCTACCCCGGGCCGCTTCGCCTGCCAATACACCCGCCGCTACGCCCTGGCGTGAGTTGCCACCTTGCCCACCGCCAACAGACCCCGCTCTAAAGGCGTTTGCGCCTCTATCCACGCCCGTATCAAAGTCCGCAAGACTTGTGCCTAGGACATCATCCAAATAGGGGTTTTTATAAGTATCCATGAAATTTGCGCCGGTCTGGGCGGAGATTTGCTGCGCCTCTATTGGGTTCGCAATTAAATCTTCTGGGGCCGCATACGCCCCACCGTAGTTTGCATCCATGCCCGCCAAGGTGTTGGCGTTCTTATTCGCCGCGTCTGTCAGGTAAGTATTGTTGATATGGGAGATGTCTTGCCCGTAAGCGCTCATATTCTGGCCTAGAGCGCCCAATCCCTCTTGAAAATTATTCACCCCGCCCAGTGTGTCTTGATACTGGTTAAGCCAGTAATCAGGCGCAACCACACTGCTCCCGTAAGTCCCTTGGCTACTGCCGGACTTTTTATAGTCCTCAGTCTTGCTGCCTTTTTGGGAGGTAAAACCAAGATTCAAGCCAAAAACCATAACGGTCTCCTAATTCGTCATTCCCGTGTCGGTAATGTCCGCACGGATAGAGCCTTGGCGCGCGAAGGCGGGCAAAGCTGTTGCACTAAATTCCAGGGAGGCTTGACGCCCTACGGCGATCAAATCCACTTTATCTGTCCCGGTTGTTATCGAGAAAGGGCCAAACGTTGTTGGGGGCGCGTTGGGGTATGTTGAGACCTCAACCGTTACCTGACAGCCGCCCTGTAGGTCCTTAAAATCCGGTATGATTGAGCTAATCTGAAATAGGGTGTTGCCGTTCCCTATGTCGAACTTGCCGCTTTTAATATTCCACGTTAACGCCGAGCCATCGGCTGAGTTGCCCGCTTCATGGCTGTAAAGATAACCGTCCACCCCACACGCTAACGGGAACCTTAGCGCCCCCGCGTCAATCCAGGCCGAACGATCAAAAGTCCCAACCGACCACACACCCGAGACATAGTTATACATCGCGTAGCGTGAGCACTCATTGCCGTCCCGAGAGTCAGGGTACAGCCACCAAACCTCGTTATATGCCGCAATATGAAAGGCGTAGACCTTGTCACCTTGAACCTTGGCGAGATTGTCAAAAACATCACGGCGCACAGTCGATTGTAGCGGCGTGCAAACCCCGCCGTCGTACACCCAAAACTCTCCACCCGGGGCCATCCAGAAGGCCATGGAGCCCGCAACTACGGCTGCATTGGGCCCAATCAAACCACACCCAGAGCCGCGCTTATAGAAGGCATAGACCACGTTCGGGTCAGGACTATAAAGCCCTGCCGTCAACCCTTCATCGGTCCAGATTAGAACCTCACCGCGCCCGTTCTTCATGCCCACAATGCGCGAGCCGGTTTGAATGGTAAAAGAGCCTGATAAATTAGAGGCTGTCGGAGTCCAGTCTTGTAGGGCCGCCAAGAGTCCTACACCTGTGTCTGACCAGCGGATATGGCGCGGGTTAAAATTCCCCGTCTCAACATCAATGGTCCCACCCGACATGCAGACCATCTCATCAGTCACAATCATGCAGGTGTTTTGAGTCGGTGCGCCGGGTACGATTTGCCCTGTGATTAGGTTCTCAACAGAGACATTATCAATGGTCCCTACAAAGCTCGTCCCTGTGAAAGCAAGGGTTTGAGTCCCGCCGCCGTAAAACACGCGCTTGTATGTTCCGGCTGCATCAATATCCGCGCCAATGTTAACGCTGTTAAAAGAAGGTTGGACCGACCCGCTAGACCTCGTGACCGTAAAAGTAAGCAGGTAATAGGTGCCAAAACCGGTCTCTATGCTTTGGGATAGAGCCGTGCTTGCTGTCGAAGCAGTCGCAACGCCGGAGCCTATCGCCCAATTCGTGCCCTTGGCCCAATCCGTATCGGTTGCAAAGGCACCATTTGTCACAACGTCCGACGATGTGATTTTAGGCGACCACTCATAGATACCGCCGCCCCTTGGGCTTGCAAGCAGGTTTTGATCCCAGTTTGCCATGCTGTGTGTGCAGGTAAAAAACACCGTGTCAGAGGGTGAGCCATAACCACCAACCCCATAAGCGCCCGTTCCGTAGCCTGCGCCGCCTGTGCCATCCTCTAAGCCAGGAGCAAGGCTGTATTCATAGTCTACCGTGCCGCCGCCGTTGGCTGTTGAGGTTGCCGCGCTTGTGTGTTCAATCGTGTAGTTGTCAGCATCTACCACCGTGGCAACTACATAGGCCCCATCAATCGTGACCCCACCAACTGCCGTTGCGTTTGCAAATGAGACTTTCTGCCCAACTATCAGTCCGTGAGCCGTGTCGCTTACGTTGACCGTTGTTTCTGTGTCAGTCGTATCAAAGGGGTCAGTTAATTCACCGCGCTCAACAATCGGCGTTATGTCGTAAACTTCACCGTCTGAGTAAGCATAGACCCTTAAATGCGTACCAAATCCGGCCCAAGGAGTCCCGGCGTTATCAAGCCATGAGGTCATGCCCCTGGCCTTGCCTAGAAACGTATCCTCTGATGCCTTTTCCCAACCGCCGATAACTTGGAAGCGATTGCGCACAAACCTAATCTTGTCAGCATCCACAAAAAAACCCTCTGCTGAGAGAGGGCTGTCGTCTTTGTAAACTCCCGCTTGAAACGGGACTGTCACAAACATTAGTTAGGCCAATTATCCAGAACGGCGGTTCTTTCGTTGCTGGTCATAATACCCGCCGCGACAAAGGCGGCTGTCAGCTCTTCAACATTTTCTTTTGATACGATGTCCGCTTTCTGAAAACGAGCGTAGGCATATCTGACTAGTTCTCCGTAAGTCGCGTCTGTAGAATCCCTAGCCGCTTCAAAGACCGTTTGAAAACGTGCTATGGCCTCGTTCTTGGTAGATGCGTTTACAGACATGAACTGCGCAACGCAGTGATCCATAAAGGCTGTTGACGACAGCAGTTTGGGGACCTCATCAACCACTGGTATTGGCGCAGCGCCTAAATCAACAACGCTGGTTACGCCCGGAGTACCAGTCCAAATGTCCGCCTTGGCTTTGGTTTTTGTGACCGCACCATCACTGAAAGTAATTTCATAGATATTCATAATTCACCTAGCCGAAAAACTGGACAGAGACATAACCATCGCCGCCCGGGCCCGCAACGAAAGCGCCAGCACCACCGCCGCCGCCAATACCACCGGCTGCACCGTTCCCGTTACCGCTATTGCGTGCGCCGCCGCCGCCGCCGCCGAAGCCACCGATACCGCCCGTCGATGCAATTCCAGCGGAACCGCTCGCACCACCACCGCCGCCGCCAAAACCACCGGCAAAACCATTGCCATTAGCTGCGTAGGTATGACCGGCACCACCACCACCCGGTTCAGCATCATCAGTGTCGCCTGTTCCGCCTCGTCCTGTCGGCTGGATGTAAGGCACGGGAATATCAAACGTTGAAAAATCAAGTGTAGCGGCGGATTCTAAATTAAGTTCAGAAGCTAAACCGGCCCCTCGCGTCGTACCGGACGCATCGCCAGCCGTGCCACCACCGCCGCCACCAGCATTATTTGAGTCACCATTGCCGCCTGTTGGCCCCCAACCGCCGCCGCCGCTAGGTCGATTACCAGAACCGCCGTTACCGCCCTGGAAGCCACCACCGCCAGCGCCGCTCAAATTATTTGTAGTTGTTCCACCAGTGCCACCGTTTCCAAATGGACCTCCAGCGCCACCACCACCACTGCCGCCACCGCCCGTGTTACCATCCCCACCTGATGTGTTTGTGTCGCCGAGTGTGCCGATGCCGCCCGTACCGGCGACCCCAGCCGTTGCAGCCGTACCGCCTGTGGCGTTTAGTAGAGTGCCAGATGTTGATCCAGCCAAACGGGAAAGACCGCCCGCCGCCTCGCTGTTGCCAGCAGAGCCCGCGCCAACGGTAGCTGTGATTGTTTCACCCGCGACAACCTCTTTCAGACCATCCGAGTAGCCACCGCCACCGCCACTTTCATCACCAAGTTTGGCACCAGAACCAGCGCCGAGGACAGTTCCAAACATATGAGTGGCCCACGATGGCACCACAATCGTATCAGAGGCTATGTAGTGATAGACGCCGCTTTTTTTAGTGAAGCCGCTAGAGCCGCCCAGGCCATATAGCGTGTTTATGTCGCTCACTGTTGAACACTCCCTATAATACTTGATGTGACCACGCCAGCGGCATTGCATGAGTAAAGAACCACCGGCCCCGTGCCAGTGCTTAGGCCCGTCATGGTTTGATTGGCCGCTGTGCCGTCGATGGACGTGTTTGCACCCAACCCAACTGTTGCAACAACATCCAACGCTTGCGCGTATTCAATGATAAGAAAGTCACCCACCGCAAACGTGGGCATCGTGCCTGTTGCCGTTCCTGTGAACTTGTGCCTACGGTTTGCAGCCAGGGCAGTTGTACCCGACGACAAAGTGCTGGTTATTACACCAGCCCTCGCGTCATCTTGGGCCACTATCTCGGCTATATCTGTCTCTATCGCGGCTATATCTGTGTCTAGCTGCGAACTATCAAGGTCTAGCGTGTCGCCGTCGTCAACCCAGACCACCCTTGTACCAGTGTACGTAAGAACAACCCCCAAGTATCCAGCCGTTGCAGCAGCGTCTACTTTTACCGTGCCCGCTACTGCTGGCAGAGCCGCCGCCGCTATCGCCGCGTCCATCTGCGTTTTGTTCACCGCATCCGTTCCAGCAACAGCCGTAGAGACACCCGAGAGGACGCCCGAGATAGTCAAGGGTCCGTTTACAAACAAGCCGTCGCTGTCCACATTGGAGGCATCGCAATAGACCAGGGCCATGCGGCCCGTAGGGATAGAGACACCCGTTCCCGCTGCGGTTTTAATTGTCAGCGTTTGCCCACACTCGTTTGAGACGAGGTAGTTATGTTCAACTGAGGGGGCGACGACATTGACCGCTGCTGAGAGCGTGCCAGTAAACTTCAAAACCCGGTTAAGGCTTTCGTCTGTGGTGGTGTAATTAGAGGTCGAGAGCGTGTAATCATCGGACGTTGTGAGAACAATGGACTCAACGCCGTCCATAGCCTGGTCAATGCAATCTAAGACTTGGTTAAGTTTTGTGTCGCCCCAAGTGTTTGTATTGGTGCCAAGCTCCTGTTTGCGGAACCTGTTGCGCGTGGTGGGTGAGTCTACCATTAGCTTGCTATCGCCCTATCTGTGCAGCGCCGCCAGTTCGTGCCGTCTGAGAAGCAAGGAACGTCGCCGCCTGTTTCGTTTGAAACTTTTATCCAGCAGTCTTTGAAGCGATCTGCCTTTGGTAAGTTAGTAACCGTGTAAACCGGCAATCGAATCGGTACGCTTGCCAAGGTCTGAAGTTCATTTGCGACTCTCAGTGCGAAGTCGTGCGCCCATTCTGGGGCATTAACCGGAGCTTGAATCATGCGTGACGCCGTGAGGGCGTAGACACGCCCAGGTCCGTTCTACGCTTAAGCTGTGAGAAGCGTTTGCGGCTGTCCTGCCGTGTGAGTTGATTTAAACTACTGCGGAAACCCGCAAGCCATGTATCACGCCACTGCACACCGACCCCGCCCATATGAATGGAAAGATGCAATAGGGAGCCGTACAAATAAGCGTTAGGAGCCTTGGCCAATAACCAGTTTGATGCATTATCATCAGAGAGGGCCGGTATTTCGAGATAATACGTACCGGTCAGCGCATAGACCGCGTTAGGGATTGGCCGCATCTCCATGTTGCCGCCTACAATCGTGTAGCGGTCGGGAACTGAAGGCGTGGCGTCTTGCTCATCAAAGCCAATCGGGGTCAATGAAACTTGATCTAGGTCACTCTTCTGACCGTCAACCGTAATCTGCAACCTGCGCCACTCTAGGAAGCCATCAGGCAGGGCAACCTCTGTTGTGTTGGCCACAGTCGCCCCTAAAAACGCTGTTTCCATAGAGGCAACGCGGAGCGGGCTAATGTCCCAGTCCTTACTGCCATAGTTCATGGTGTTCTCGGCAAACGTGATGCAGTCAGGAATGATTGCGGTCAGGTCTGATCGGTGCGACCAAGAGGCTATGCTTGTTTTGAGTTCCGCAAATGTGGTTATGCTCACGGGGTTTTAGACCAACCCTCAGAAACTTGACCAGCCGGGAATAAGCGGGCATCGCCGTCTTTAAATCCCCATTCCTTGCCCTCTTTTGGCGGATAAAGGTCAGCGGCAAGGCTGGTTTTAACCGCCTTTTTTGCTGTCGTTTTTGGCTTAGTTGAAGGCATTGATTGTCTCCGAGAAAAAAGAAAAGGGGAGAGCCGAAGCCCTCCCCTGTCTGGTCTTAGTTAAAGCCGTAACGCACCGCCAACTCTGGGCGGATCGTCTTGTATCCATAAAGCACATCAATACGACAAGGCATCTTATCGTTGTTAATGTCGTAGTCGCGGACGATGCGTAGAGAGATGCCGTCCATGACTTCACGAGCGCAGAAGTCCACACCCTTAGGCTTAATCAAATCAGCGGTTGCAAAGGCAAATGCATCTTTGTGGAAGCCCATCGAGATCGAGTAATCCGCAGCCGCACCAATAGCCGTGGTCTCATCAGACTCACGCTTCAAGATTGGAGCGTTGTCAGCAGGAGATCCGGTAACGTTCTGACTCGCACCCGAGACAGTCAAAGCAGGGCTGATGGGGATAGATGTGGCGCTTGTGCCAACATCAGCCGTTACAACAAACTGTTGCAACCTGCCTGTGTCCGCCTTGGTTTCGGGGTGTACTGCATTAACACCCGTCACAAAGATGATGTCACCCTTCTTAAAGGTGCCCGCGCCGGTATCAACCGTGAGGGTTGAGCCGGTTTGTGAGGCCCCATTAACCAGGTAGTCACCCGTGCCGTCGTCTGTGCCGGTTGTATGAATCGGCCACATGGTATTTTCGTACACGTCTTTGAAGCCAAAGAACTGACTTGCGACCATGCCCTCACGATACGCCTTTGAAATCTTGGCGGCATCGTTGAACTTGCCTGCAATCGCCTCAACAAGTTCGAGGTTGTCCTGCGTGTTCATATTCAGAACGCGAGGTGTCGGAGACAGGCTGTCAGTCAGCTTTTTGTTGCCGGTCAGAACGTCGCGGGTTGTGATAGCCGCACCAACATCAGAGACCTCCTGATACACATCCTCGTACATGGACATGGCATCAGCTTCGATGTTAGCCGCCAGCACCGACATGGCTGGTTCAAGAACGCGATTGGAGAAGTCATCAAGAGAAAGGGTTAGCTCGGCAGACGTGAAGTTAACGTCTACACCCTTCTGAGAGGTGACTTGCAAGGTTGTGCTTGTCTCGCTGGTATCTTGCGCTGACAACGTAGCACCACTGCGTACGGTGTACTGGTTGGGCAGGCGGATTTTTAGGTCCGTGCCGATTTTTGCACCTTCGTTGGCAAAGCTGGCATCGTAGGAACGATTGATATTGCCGACAAAGTTGAGTTTTTGGTGAAGGATAACGAGCGCCTCGCGCGTCACAGCGGTAGGCGTTAAAATAGTGTTGGCCACGGTATGGCTCCTTTTTAATTACAAAAAAAGAGTCCATTCACCCGACGCACTCGCCTGCCCGTTTGCCTTGCCCGTAGGTGGCTTGCGGGTTCTCGCTTGTGAGTAGAATTAGACTTGTTGGTTAAGCGGCTGCTTTTTTCTCAGCCATTCGCTTTTTGGCCCAATCATCCATGCTCATTTTCTGAGCATCTTTAACCAGGTCCATTTTGCTCGATGATTTTGCCCCCGTTGTTTTGGGAACTGGTTTTATTGGGGCGTCGCTAGGCTTCGCAGTCTGTCTGCGGCTGGCCTTACCCGCTGCGGCGTCCATCGCTAACTTAGCTATGCGTGGGTCCGTCCGAATTATCTTCGCCTGCTCGGCAGGGAAGCCGTAATCTTTGGTTAGTAAGTCAGTCAGCTTTGCGGCTTGCTGTTCTGACCAACCTGGAATCTTTGCAACCTCAGAGGCCCCTCGCTCCATCGCTTGGCGTTGAGCGGCGTTTAGCTTCTGTTGCTTCTCTTGCATTTTACTTTGCAGCGAGCCCTTGAGTTCCATGGCTTGCCGCTGATCGTTTTGGTACTGCCTATAACCCTTTTGCGAGGCCACTGGGTTTTCTGCGTCCCATGTGTCCCAATCGACCTTCTCCCACTCACTAAGGCGTGTTTCTACCGCCTTGAGTGTAACTTGGTCCTCAATAAACTCTGAGTGCTCCTTGGCGGTCATCTGGAACTGCTCACGCTCTGCTTCAAGCGCCTTGCGTTCCTCTGCCAAGGTCATGGTCTTGTGGGTGTAGTCTTTGTTCCGCATAAGAGCATCTTTAAGCTCTTGCGGGAGCTTGTAGGTTTTGCCCTCGTACTCAGTCTCAATAAACTCTATGTCTTCGTCCGTATCACCCTCTGATACGTCCTCGGCCTCAATATCGTCTTCTGATTCAGTCTCGACCTCCTCTTGTGGGGCATCATCGGGACTGATTTCGGATTCCTGCTCTACAGGGCTGTCCATATCTTCTGACATAGTTACTCCATTAAAAAACCCCGCTCTGAGGCGGGGCTGGTTGCTGAACTTGCGTAAAGTCTGGCGGGTCAGGAGGCGGCTGGTTCATAGCCTGCGCTAACTTGACCTGTGAGTCGTAGAACGCGCTTATGGCCTTGCGCTTCATCTCAGCCTGGGCCTTCATATCGTCGCGCCTAATATCGGCTTGTGTCTCAGCGTCCTTGCGCTGTTGCTCCATTTGGAACTCTTGCATTTGCGCTTGCATTTGCTGCTCTTGTGGCGATGGCCCATCGGGTTGCTGTTGCAACTGAGGCGGCAAGAGACTTGCCAGGCGCTTCTGTACCTCGTCGGCGTCCGGCCAATCCATGTTTTTGGCGAGCAAGTCACCCAACACAGGCGCAGCCGGTGGGAAGGATCTAACAAACTCAATCATCTGATTAGCCGCTTCCTCACGCTTGCTTGTGAAGTTAGGGCCGCTCTCAACCACTAAGTCATACTTGCCCGCTGTGATGTCGAATACGCGGGAGCCATCGTCTGCCTTGCCAGCCTCACCCAACTTAACAACGCTCGGGCTTCCATCCTCGCCAATGATGCGAAGTATCTGCCGATCTGAGTAAACCTTGGGGATTAACTCAAGGACGACCTCGCCAACACACCGAATAGCCCGCGTTAGGTTGTCAATGAAGTGGAATGTAGAAATATCCCCCTCACGTTGACGAACCATAATCGCACGGCCCGACGTTTCGTTAGACCTTGCACCCAATGAGGCGTCGTAAATCCCCGTAATGGATTTCATATCATCGGAGGCGTTCAATGCCTCTTGCAGTGCGCCAGCAGGCGCTGAATCAAACGGCAACCTAAACGGTGGGGCATTGCCCTGATATTCTAAATAGGCGTGGCTTTCACTGTTTGCCGTGGCCCACTTCTCAGGGTCAGAATCAAACGCGCCCTCTTCGCCAATCCAAGGCTGTCTAGGGGCCAGCGCAACCAATTCGGTAGACGCTGTGCGCCAATAGTTAAACATCCGCTGCGCGTCTTTGGAGTGGTGGATAAGGCTTTGGAAATACCTGCGGCCCTCAACTGAGAACTCGTCGCCATACACCGGAACAATTGGGATGCGAGACCCTGACCACTTGGTTGTCTCTAAAACCTCGTTACCACCTAAAAGGTAGTGTGTGACCTCGTGCGCTGTAACCTGTCTTTCGCGTTGAACTGTGACGCCTAGTGCATCAAAAAGTTCTTTGTTTTTTTCAAATATCTCTTGGTCAACAATCTGCCCATCCGTCAAAAGGATGATAGTTTTCTCAACCTCTGACCGCTGAAAATACTCAGCGCGGCGGATTTCATTTTCGCCTATCCATGTGGTGAGGTGCTGGTCATCACCCTCAAACGCTGACACTTCCGCATCAGGATACAGGCGCTCCCATTCATCCCGAGAAATCATCTCAGAAATAAACGCATATTCCCAATCGCTTGAGTCGGCCGCCTGTGAGCGGGCATCCCACAACACAGAGGCCGGGTTGTTGACGCGCTTAATCAACACATCAAGATCAAACGTGTCAGGTCCGAGATAGTCCACGTCAACACGGATAAACCCAATGCCGCCCGTCACGGCGTAATCTATCGCTGTGTCATAGGCCACATCAGCGTCACTGATCGCCTCAATGTGCCGAAACAGCCCGTTAATGACCTCGGCTGTTTCGGGGTCGCTGCCCGAGTCTACAGGCCGCGTTTTAATGCTTGGTTTGTTCAACCTCGCATCATTCACAACCTGGCGAATGAACGAGGGCATCTTGTTAATCGTTAGCGCGGGCCTGCCTTCGTCCTGGCGCTGCTTAATAACGTCGTCCGGCCATTGCTCACCAAGCTTAGCAAATCGTATATCATCAAGAGCATCGTTAATGTTGTCAGACCAGGCGCTCTCTGCTTCTGCATAGCGTTCGCGTGCGTCTTTGAGAATATCCTCGTCTGTGGCCATTAACCCATCCAGCTTTTCGGACGATGCCGACCTGTTGATTTCTTTTTCACGCGGGGCTCCTCATAAGCCTGGGCCATATGACCAATGGAATCTGCCGGGTGACTCGCCCAGTTATGAAGCGGTCCACGGTCAATCCTCATTTTCTCGTCATAGTTTGAAACGTAATTGCGCAAGGCGTGTAAGCCGCCCTTGCATTTGTCTTCGTCAATCCAACACTTAGGCAAGAAACCTTGTGTCAGCTTCACACGCTCGCCTGGGTCCATCCTTGGAACAATGTGCGTCTTAAAGCCTAGGTCGATCAGCGTTTGCTCATCACCCTTGCCGGACGTTCTCTGTCGGGGTCTTGCATCATGTGGCAAGATGAGCGGCGCGTAGATGTATGGCTTCTCTCGTAGTTTGCGGGCGTACCAGGCCCAGCCCTCCTCAGTGGCGTCATCATCGCCCTCAAGGTAATCAATAATCCTGACCTCTCGGCCTACCCACTGACCAAACCAAAGGACCATATTTGGCCCGTTGCCTAGGTCAAAACTCACATGAGTCTCTAAGCCTGGGTCATGTGGAACGCGACTAATGCGCCCCTCTGTTTTTGCCGTTGCCAACAAGGCAGAGAAATAAGCACCCTTTGGCGCTTGTCTGTAGTCGCCATCCCAAATATGAGCGGCCTTCTCAGCATCAGCTTTGCGGTCGTTCTCCATTTCATCCCGAAGCTCATCGGGAAACCATGGATTGTCATCCCAGTTAATCTGCTTAACCAAGGCGCTGTCAGGCACATGCTCACCACGAAAGAACAAATCTACCGGGTCAAACTCATGTGTTGGGTTCCATGAGAACCACAACTCAGAGCCGGGCGTTCTAATCGTTGGCCTTAACAGGTCTAAAGACTTCTGGCTTAGTGTTTGGGCTTCCTCAACCCATGCAATCTCATACCCCTCAAGGGACTTGATCGACTCAGCGTTGTAGTGCTGCATCCCCTTAAAGATAATCAGGGAGCCGTTGGCTCCGCGTATCTCTGTGTCTACAACATCAAAGAAGTGGCTCAGACCTAGCGCCGCAATCTTATCAACAAGAAGCTGCTTAACTGAATCCTTGATGGTGTTCTGGACTTCGCGGATACAAACAGCCCGCGTTTTTTTCATGTAGCAGGCTTCAATCATTGCCTCGGCAAAGAAATGGGACTTCCCACCACCACGCCCGCCGTATATCGCCTTGTACCTGTAGCGATCTAAGAACGGGCTAAACGCCCTGGGTGTTTTGATCTCTAGGGCGCTAGCCTTTTGAGTCAACGATTACACGTTTGATTACTTGGTGAATTTCCCCGCTATGTTCTACGCCCTGGATCTCTTTCCACCCCATGCGGGTCTTGGACCACCATATCGCCGCCGTGGTGTTCCCATCCGTGGCCTGCTTGTAAAGGCTCTCGGCAACCTTGGCGTTGGCTTTGATGTGGCCGGTCTTTAACTCCTGCGCAAAATGCTTGCGGAGTGTCTCTCGGGCAATGTGACCACCTGTGTTCTTATTGATGATGAGCGTTGCTATATCTTCCTCTGGAACGCCAAACCCCGCTAGGGATTCAACCTGGCGTCTATGCTCATCGGTTGGCTCAAAGGACTTATTCGGCATTGCAAACCGCCTTCTCGCCTGTGAAGTCCTCCCAGCGCTTAACGGCCACGTCTACATATGCAGGGTTTAACTCTATCGCGTAACATGCGCGGCCTGTCATTTCCGCAGCTATGATGGTTGTGCCTGAGCCTGAGAAGGGTTCGTAAACAGCCTGACCTGGGCTTGAGTTGTTTTCAATAGGACGCTTCATGCACTCGACAGGCTTTTGGGTGCTGTGGCCTGTTTCTGACTTGCGCGGCTTGTCTATGTTCCAAATGGTTGACTGCTTACGGTCGCCCTGCCAATGGCCCGTCGCGCCCTGCTTCTTGCGTACTACATACCAGCAAGGCTCATGTTGTGGGTGGTAATGGCCACGCCCTATAACGTGTTGGCTCTTTGCCCATATAACCTGGGCGCGTATCTCTAAGCCGCAGCCTAAAAGACTCTCTGCAACAATGTGAGCCATGTTCCCTGCATGCCAAACGTAAGCAACATCCCCTGGGAACAGAGACCAAGCCTCGGACCAGTCGGCCCGGTCGTCATTCTCCACCACACCTACGGCGCTCGCGCCGTAGGGCTTGCCGTTTGCCCTATCATCCTCATTGCGCCAGTTAGCATCATACTCCACCCCATAGGGCGGGTCTGTGACCATCAGGTGCGGCTCTACGCCATTTAAACACTTAGCAACCGTGTCTGCGTCGGTTGAGTCACCACATACCAGCCGATGCCGCCCTAGCGTCCACACGTCGCCCAGGACAGCCGTTGGATGCTCTGGTAATGGCGGAACCTCGTCAGGGTCCGTTAGACCCTCGTTTTTATCCAGAAGGCCCGCCAACTCGCTGTCATCAAAGCCGGTCAACGCAAGGTCGAAGCTTAACTCCTGTAGCCCTTCTAACTCAGCCTTGAGCGTTTCAATGTCCCAGCCCGCGTTTAGCGCCAGCTTGTTA